CTCCTTGATGCCCGTCCTGGCGTCTCGCACGCCATCAAAGAACTGGATGCCGCTGATGGCTTGGGCGCCAATGTCAGGCGTCTGGATAACGCTCATGGCATCCAGCGACTTAGTGCGCACCAGGCCGCCGGGCCGAGGGTTCAGCAAATCATCGAGGTTGACCTGGCCCTCAACCACGGTAGTGCGTGGCGTGTTTGCCAGATACAGATTGTCGAGATACTGGCGGGTAATCGCCGTCTTGATGCGCTGCAGGTCTTCGACAAGATCCCACATCGAAAGACCGATCAGCTTGTACGGCATCAGCACGGGCGAGAAGATAGCGAACGGGTGATCTTCAACCACATCATTCTCGAAGACTACCGTGCCGCACTTCACCACACGCCGGTACTCCGAGATGCCGTCACCGTCGAAATCTACCCGGATGTAGCACTCGTTTAGCATGACAATCCGCTGGCTGATGTCCAGCGAATCGTCTTCGTCAATGCTCCAAGATCCGTCGTAGCGCTCGCGTTCGTACTTCTCTCCGTACGTGTCGCCGAGCGTGCCCTTGGGCAGCTTGTAGACCTGTTCGGCGTCATAGCCAAGGCTCAGCAGGTCGGAAATGGTCCGGCGCACGTCGTGGCCGATGCAGCGAAGCCCATCGACATAGCGCGAATCCTTCGAGAACCACATTTCCTCGGGGGGAACACCCTCAACCTTGAACTGACGTTTGCGCTCTTTGCGCTTGACCGTGACGTTGTAGACCGTTGGCTGCTGTTGCGCGCCACCGATTTGGCCGTTCATAACGGCAACATCGGTCTATTCGACCTCTTCGACCTTCACCACATCGACAAACTCGTCTGCGCTCAACGCCTGCACATCTACCTGAGACAGGTTCTCGTAATACTCTTGACGTTCGTCCCATCGCTCGTCGCAATACGCCTTGACCACGCCGATGCGGGTGATGAGGGCAGATTTGACCGCGTCATGCAGCACGACGAAACCGGGGTTCTTGCGGTGCAGCAGGTAGGAGCAGTATTCCGTAGCGTCGTTGCAGGCCTTCTCGTCGCCCATGGCTTCGGGTTCGAACTTAACAATGTCGTCCGTTCCGCAGTACATGCGCATGAAGACGGGCATAGCCCACTCCACAACCTCCATCAGCTCTTTGCTGACGATCTTGCTGCGGCCATCGACGTCGGGCGGGGCCAGCACGCCGCGCGCATCGCCCACATAGAACGCCATGGCCTTGGCTCGGTCCGACGCAAGCTGATCGTTCAGGCCAATCCCATTCGACCGTTCATGGTCAATCAGCGAGCAGAGCTAGCCATCGGTCATCGGGACGTTCTGGCGCTTGATGGCCTCGGCTTCGTCGTACTGTTCGTAGCTCATGTAATGGCGAGGCTCGGATAGTTAAGCGTCTTGGTCGACCAGTCTTCATTGCTCAGGCTGGGCGCGACAATGTGAAGGTAGCGGAATGCGTCTGCCCCATGGCTCCATTCGTCATGTACGGGAGCGCCAGGCTCGCCCGTGGTCGTCGGAACGCCGCGGCGATACCGCTTAAGGCATTGAATCAGTCGATCCGTCTTGCTGCGGTCAAAGTAGGTCTAGGAAAAACCGCGGCGAGCGTTGCGGATGCCTGCCTCAATAGACTGATTCGGGATAATCCGAACGTCCCAGCCAAGCTCTCGCATGATCTGCTCAGCTGACTTGCCTGACTTGTAGTCCTTGTGTTGGCCGTCGTGCGGCAACCAGATGGTGCCCCAATTCCATTTCTTGTTCTTCAGTTCAGCCGAGTAGTGATCGAGCGTCTTGTGGCTGTCCTCGATGTACTCCACCACCCTAATCTGGCTAACGTGCCGCTGGGCCAGGATGATCGACATCTTGTCGTTCCAACCCAGGTCAAAGACCGCGTGGGCCTTCATGGCTGGGTCGTAAGGAAGATCACAAATCCTGCTTGGATCGGCCGACATAGCCGCCGCAATCTCATCGGCGTAGATCGCCCCCGTGATGGCCGGCTTGCACTTGCCAAGCCATTTGTTCTCATACTCGGCGGTTGTGAGCGTGCTCTGGTCGTGCTTGCGTTCGTCAACAAGCTCCGTTTCGCTGAACCACGGGTTGTCGTAATAGTTCATCTCAACCACCCAAGAGCGTGGGGGCGGATTCTCGACGAACCTAACCCATGTTGGATCAGTGTCCATTTCCGGGTTAAAGCCTACCCAAATCTCCGACCCCTGCTTGCGGATAGTTGCGGTGAGTAGCGACCAGCTACGCTCAGTAACCGCCTGCGCTTCCTCAACCCATACGATGTCGACACCCTCGAATGATTTGATCGACTCGGCCGTCTGGTCACCTAGGCCAGCAAAGATGAACTCAGACCCGTTTGCGCCCTTGATGACGAGAGACTAAACCTCGTAGAACGCGCCGAGGCCAAGAGCCTGCACCTGATCGCCAAGGAGCTTATGCACAGAGTCCTTGATGGATTTCTGCACTTCTCGTGTACAAAGGACGCGCAGGGGCTTCTCGGCAGCCTAGATCAGTAGTGCGCGAGCAAACCCCCAAGACTTGCCACTGCCGCGGCCACCGTGAGCCACCTTGTAGCGGCACGCCTTGAAAAGTGGCCTCAGTTTGGCAGGAAACTGTGCGTCAGCCATTGTCCACGAAGCTTACAGTGATGCTTGCCTTCAACGGGTTGTCCGGATCGCCGGAAACCTGCATCGGAAGAACCTTGCCAACCAGAGTCAGAAACGCGGCAGGATTGTCCTGCGCCTTCTAGACGAGGTAGTTCACGCCGCCAGCCTTATCCAGTGCCTCAAGGATCATAGCCTTGACGTCGGAGGTCAGTTTGTTTGGCGTTCCCTTCTATCGGCCACCCGTCTTAGGAGTGCCGGGTTTACGTCCGGCCATTTCTGTTTACCTCTAGTTTAGGCTCAGTTGAACTGCTTGCTCGCCGGTTCTTCCAGCATGCTCGCTGCAATGCGCAGCATCTTTGCCAACACATCACGCTGAGCATTGGGAGCGATCACACGAACATCGTTGCCGTTGGTTCGGACCAAGATCGCCAGCTCATTCTCTTCGGCATAGGAGCGCACAAGACTGGCTGCACGCTCGTCAATGGCCTCTAGAACGTTCATCGTGGACTCTTGGTTAGTTCACGCTCGGTGAACCAGCTGTCACAACGCCTACGATCCTCGTCAAACCACGCGACCAGATAAAGCTTTCCGCCTTGGGCGATGTTTATTTCTCGCACTCGTCCCCAGCATTCGGCATCGACAAGGTACACGCGCTCACCCAGCGCATAGGCCAAGACAATGACGCTATGCCCGGCGAATCCTTCATCAGCCACGCTACGGCACCTATTCCCTAAACCTGCGCCAGTTACTCATGGCTTAGCTCACTGGGGCAATTTAGCTGTGCGTCTAAGTTAGACGCTTCCTTTATGGCGGGGGCGGTCCGATTTGAACGGACAACCGAGTGGGTTAGAGCCACCTGCTCTGCCGTTGAGCTACGCCCCGATAAACCGAACACACGCTCCCAATGATCCGCAAAGACCTTTTCTTCTACGCACTGTGGCCGGCGACTGCTGCCCTTGCTCATATCTCGATGCGGATGATGAAGTTGAGGACTTGGAAGGGGTGCATGTTGTTGTGGGCCGAACCAGAGCCGGCAGAGCTTGTTGCAGTGCTCGGCTGAGCCGTCACGCGGTTACCGCTACCCAACAGGGAAATGGAGGCATCGGCAGCTACAGTGCTTGCCGTGTAGTTGTGCGTATGGGCAGGCATCTGAGCCGCGCTTAGCGTGTGGGTCTCAGCACCGCCCTTGACGCCTAGCGATCGACTGGTGCCCGTTGAGCCGCCTTCGGCAGTTAGGCCAGTGCCGGTTCCAATTGGCGAACGGCCACGAAGGTCGGGGATGTTGAAGGTGGATGACCCGTCACCAGAACCGAAGGTCGTGCCGATAATGGCGAACAAGGGGGCGTAAGCCAGTCGATCCAGCTCACGCCCATCACAGAAGGCCCAATTGTCCGGCTCACTACTGCCGCCATACAGTGTGATCATCGCAAGCACGGCCTCTTGGGTCGTGCCGAACGTCTGCACAGGCTTCATTACGGACCAGGCGGCTGGTAGTTAACGCCAAGGTAGTACGTCAGGGCGGCAAAGGTCTCAAACACCACGCATTCACTCGGATCTGCACCAACGCGCGGCATGCAGATATAGCCATTGGCCGAGCGCTAGATGACGACCGTGCTGCCAGCAAGCCACGTGGGAACGCTCATTTCTTCTCCTTGGGTTTAGACCAGCCGCAGATCTGCTTGCCAGTCTCGTCGTGGTTGAGGATTTGTCTTGCGGTGCCGCCTGTCAGGCTGTCGTCTTTGCTCGGATAGATGGGCTTGACCCACTCACATCCGTTGCTAGGCTCAGTCGCGGGACCACTCTTGCAGCTTGCCAGCAGCGCTATCGGGACTAGCATCGCCAATACGCTGAACAGGCGCGTCAGGGAGCTTTTGGGTTTCCTGTTCCACATGGCTGCGTACCTGAG